TTTGTTTATGTTATCTAATGTAAGTGTTTTTGTACCAGAGTTTATAGATGTAACAAGTACAACTTCTCTATTTGTTGCACTATCTGGATTTAATACTAAATAACAAGGAGCTGCAAGAGTGTTAGAAGCTGAATCTACAACAGAGTTTACTGTTATTGTTAAATCTGATGCACCAATAGTACCTGTTAAGGTTGTTTCAAACGCATTTAATAAGTTTGTTTCTTGTGCTGTCATACTATCCTAGTTGTCCTACTCCTAATAGCTCTATACCTAATCCTACTCCAGATGTTGAAGTTTGTACTACTTTACTACCTCTAAATCTTACCAAACAATACATTGTTACAGACCCTCTAGGACTTATTTCCTCTATAGGACTGCTGACATTTTCTATTATACCTCTTAATAATGTATCTGGTCTGAATATCTCTAACTGCACATTTTTACCTTCTCTATTACGAAGTGCTTGATATACTAAATCTCCTTGACCTTGTACTCTTAATGCTTTTCTAAATGGTCTTTCTATTTGGTCAGATATATTTATAGGCATATCTACTACTAAGTCATTGACAAGCTGGAAACCTCTAATAGCAAACGATAACATTTGTGGTGTCTGTGTTACATCATCTGTATTTATTTCTATCTTACCTGTAATCCATCTACCATCTACAAGTGTCATAACTTCTTCATCTCCACCTGTACCAGAAAATATAGATACTTGTTCTGCCCAAGTAGCAGCATCTGCATTGTTTATATCTGCAGCAATAGTAGATGTAAATAATTTTACAGAACCAGAGCTAACAACATTAGTATTTACTTTTGCACCTACCCATTGTTTTTTCTCTGATGTAAAGAAATCTGCAAGTGGTGTAATAACATAACCTGTTGATACATAGTTTGTACTCTCTCTATACAATCCACCACCTGATATAGTTGCAAACAATCTATCAGAAAATACTGCTATACCTTCTACTATGCCACTTTCTGCAAACTCTAAATCTCTAGCTATACCACCTGTTGGTAGATAATATCGCCACAGATTTGTCTTACTTGCACTATCAATTATTCCTACAAAAATACTGTCTCTCGTAGATACTAATCTGTAAGGTGCTTGATTAAGTGTTGTTGTTCCATCTCCCCATTGTTTTATTAACTGTGCATTTACAAGTACATATAGATTGTTAGCATTTGTAATCTCTGCTCTGTACAATCTACCTATCTTTCCACTAGCTGTGTTCTGATATGTACCATAAAATATTAAACCTTGTGCTGCATCTATTGCATTAGGTACTTCACCCTCTACAAATGTCTGTCCTTTAAGTGTTAATGTTGATGACTCATCTGCAAAAGAATATATATAACCATCATCTGCACAAGCTAACACTACTGCACCACCATCTGCTACATCTGTCCAAGAACTACCACTAGGTAATGCTTTCATTGTTGGAGGACTTGATGTTGCAGCTACTTCGTGTAACTCTCCATTAGTAGCACTAGCAACTAATCTACCTTTCATGGACCATAACTTATCAAATGTTTTGTGTGTATTGTAAGTAGCATAACTACCTGCACTATTTCTTACATAAATATCTCCATTAGCAACTAGATATAATTTAGTTCCAAGTACAGCCATACCAGTAATATTGTTACCAGCACTAGGTGTACCATCATCAGCTACAGAACCAGTTAAAGGTGTTGCTACTTTTTTAAGTACAGCTCCATCTGCATAAAATATTTCTCCACCAAGTTCTTGCATATACAAGTTAGTGCCAGTTGTTGTCTGTACTTCATCTGTATCGTGTAACAAAGATATGTTATATTCCTGTCCTACAGCTTTACCACTAAATACATCAACACCCTTACTATCCCAATACCTTTGAAAATCATTTTCTCCTGCATTTCTTTTATGTGCTTTATCTAAACCACTACCACCAGCAAAATCTGTTCTTGAAAATATCTGACCAAACTCCTGTTGAAAATCCTCTGGTGTTTCTGATGTCTGTATAGCTTGTGCCTGGAGTGGAGCAGTATTTATATTCATCTGCCTACCAGGACCTACAGCAAATCTTAGAAATAAATCATCTAAGTTAGCTTCAAAGCCTTGTGCTTCTGGTGCGTTTGTGTTAGCAGGTGATGGTAATACAGCCATTATGCACTATAGTTTATGTTCATAATTGATACAGGAGCAGGATATAAAGAACGCAAGTTCCCTCTTGCTTCATCTATCAACAATGACCTAAGCCTAAGTAGTGCATTTCTAAGTCTTTCTCCTGAACCTACTGGATAACTGTCAGCAGCTAGTTTCTCTGTTATAAATTCTTGTGTTGAGGCATCTATATCTGTAGCACCTATTATGTCTGCTACAGCACCAACCATAACTATCTGTTCATACTCAGCAGCAACTAAACATACAGATTCTATGTCTGATGTTTCATCTGTTGGTCTAACAAATTTTCTTTTAACAACTAAATGTACTGTTTTACCATTTGAAGTATTAAAAAACTGTACTGCTGTATTAGTACTTGATGGTGGAAAATCTCTAAGTAGCTCTATACCAGCAGATGTGTACTGATTACCTGTAGCATTTTGTACATAAGAAGTAAGTACCTCTACTGTTGATGCAGGAACTTCTTGGTATGTGCTATTAGATGTAACATTTGTTGTAGTTACATTGTATAAAGTTGGATATAACCTTGATATGTTATCTGATACTGCATCATATACAGACTTACGAGGAAAGGTTGGGTTAATAAAAATATTAGTTTTATCAGCGTGTGTTGCTGCATCTGTACCAGCGTAACCTCTTGATACAGTTAATGTTCTAGTAGAAGTATTAGCTGCTGTAACAAGCATAAGCTCTTGTCCTATTTCAACTAATGCTCCATTGCCTAATAAGTTTTCTTCTTCAGATGAAAATAATCCTGACTCATAAGTCAAAGAAGTAACTGAGTTATTGATACCTCCATCTAAACGAGAAAACGCAGATAAATCATCTGGCTTGTTTAAAAAATCTCTATAAATTCTATCTATAAGTGTGCTTACTGCTGCCATATCTATTCCTATATTACTAGAGGGAGAAGTATTTATCTCCCTCTAATAAATATACTATCTAATTCCTAATTAGGAAGTAGCTAGGTTTGTAATTTTGCCGTGGAATTGCTCTGGACCATATTCTAATCCTATTTCTCCATAGATTTGGAACTTATAAGCTGAACCAGTTTGTGCAAGTGGTTCTGCGAAGAAGTGTCCTTTTCCAGGGATGTCTAGGAATACAGGCTTACAATACGCAAGGTCAGCAATTACAATGTCATCTGTTGGTACGTGTCTGCTATAGACAATACCTACTTCACCAAAGTCTGTTTCAATAGTGGTGATATCTACTCCACCAATATTTCTATCTCTTGGTGCAAGTGACAATGCACTTGAATAGATAGATGATAGTTTTTGCTTTTGGAAGGCATTAGCAAACATTACAGGTTGCTCAAATGGAGCTCCTGAATCTGCCATAGCTTTTAGAGCTATATTCACATCTGCTTGTACTAAAGCTCCTCCACCAGCTGCTCTCTCGTTTGTTGAGATAGCTGCTAACATTCCTCTTGTTTTTCTTGCTGTTGTTACGTTTGTATCAGCAACATAAGTACCTTGCATAAAAGAGAACTCTATGTCTCTAGCTGCTCGTTTCATAGCCATATCCAATTGGAAAGCTAATTCATCTTGTACTGGTTGGTTTCCTAAGATAGATTGTCCACTTAAGTTACCTGTTGCTGCTTGTTTTGTATATGATACGTGTACACCATATTGCATAATTTGAGTAACGTTTGTTACTTCGCTTCTGCTTCTCTCTGCGAAAGTTGCATCTGCACCTTCAACAACTACTGTTTGAGCTGCTGTTGCATTATCAACTGTTTGCCAGGTGAACTGTTTAGAGGTAACTGATTTACCTCCAGTCATTCCACCAATTGCAGAAAGGAAAGGTGTATCATTTGGAGTTATATTAAATAACTCACCCACGTAATTAGGGAGGTCATAAGAGTCTCCCAATCCTGATACTGCACCCATTTTAAATCTCCTTTACTATTTTTGGGTTATTGCTCTTAATTTGTCTGCTTTGAGATTTGAAGCTGTTTGCCAATCACCATCTTGTTGAGCTTGTGCAATTTGGTCATCAATGCCTACAGGTTCTACTGGTACTGATGCTTCAATTACAGTATCTAAACTTTCCTGGCTACTTACTACTCTTGCTTTTTGTGCAGCTTGTGGGTCAACTTCAGTAGGGGTTTCTGAGCCCCAGCCGTAGTTTTCCTGAGCAAACTGTTGTATAGCTTCAGGTTGTAAGTCACCTTTATACAAGTCTTTTAATGCTTTACCTTGTCCAGAAACAGGGTCAAAACCTGCATCTTTGATAGCGTTTGCTACCTGTACAGATTTATACTCTTTCTCAACAACTTCAAGCTCTTTGATGCGTTCTCGCATCTGCTTGATAGCATTATTATCTTGTCCTTCTTCTACTGTTTCGTTCATCTCGTTTTCCATTGTTATCTCCTACTCCAAGTTTCTACTAACTGCATTATCCTTGGGAATATAATGCGATAGGCGACAAATTAAAATAATGAATAACTTGAATTGTCAGCCACTTCTGGGCTATTCAGATACTAGGCGAATTGTAATACGCAGCTTACACGCCAGTTATAAGCTGGAGGTGCAGAGTCAATTTATATTCGCAGACTACCACTATGCGATACTTTTATTATACCACTAGATATAGTATGTCAAGTTTATTCTTGTACTAAACCTTGTACCCTACGACCTCTTCTAGCAGGTCCAGTTATAGGTGAAAAAGTACTTGCTTCTTCTGACTCTAATCTTCTAATTTCTTCTCTCTCTTCAGCAGATGCAAAGACTTGTGCTTCAACAAATTCTTCAATATCAAAACCTTCTCTTTCAGATAATCCTGATGCTGTCAATTGTCCTTCTGCAACTTCTTCTTCTGCTCCTCTAAATCTTCTTGTTAATGCAGCTAATCTTGGAACTTCTGTTTCTGCTGCTGCAAATAATTGTCTTGCTTGTCCTTGTGTTAGTCCTGCTCTTTCTAATGCTTGAACTTCATCTGGACTTAAATCAAAACCTCTAGATGCTGCCTCTCCACCAATTTGTGCTTGTGTTATTCTTCCTTCTAATAGTGCTTCACCTACTGTTGGGTCTATAATTGATGCAAATATTTGATTGTCAGTTAGATTCATACCAAAGTTTGTTCTGTAATATTCTTTAACTGCTGGAATATTTTCTGTTATTCCTGACCTTGCTGCTTCTACTCTTGCTCTAAATTCATTAGGAGCAATTCCTTTTTCTATTAAAGTACCAAATGTGTCTTGAAAGTATTCAGGATTTAAACCATAATCTTCTACAGTTAAACCATAACTTTCTTTTACTGCTGCATAATCTTGTTCGCTAAGCCTTACAGTTCCATCTTCTCTTGTATTTTTAGGAAATACTTGTGCATACTCTGGACTTTTTCTTACTTCTGCTATAGCTATATCATTACTTTGAGTTTGAGAAAATGCGTTTACATATATCTGAATTAAAGATTCTGGTAACCATGGTAATAAAGCTCTAGCTTCTCTTAAAAATTCATCCATTATATTATTCTCCTAACTCCTCCACCACCAAATTGACCTACCATGCTAGATAAAACTTCGTTCTTTATTTTTTCTGAACCACCATCTTTTAATCCTTCTTTATATAACATTTCAGTTGCTTTACTTATGTCATTACTTTTAACAACATCTTGAAATAATGTAGAACTTTCATCTAATGTTCCACCCCAAGTATTTGTAGTAAACCCTCTCCATGGTGTTGCCATTTCTTCATAAGTTAAACCATCTATATAATTCTCTCCAAACAAACCTTGTAACATACTCATCATCTTTTCTCTTATATTAATTTCTGCATCTGGGTCATTTCTAATCATACCTGCCCATGTTTGTAGTTGAGAGTCTGATATATTAGCACCAAATACTGGTCCTAATATTTCTTTAGAAAGTCTTTTAATTTGTGATTCACCTGCTCTAGTTGTATCGTAATCTACTTCACCAGATGTAATAAAATTATCTAATTCTGTATCTAAGTTTGCTTCTAATGTAGGGTCTGATAATATTTCTATTTGGTCTGCTACAAAAGGTTCTGACCATAAACCAGTAGTAAATTTTTCTGATACCCAATTAACTAATTCATCAGATGGATTATTAATACCTGATTGTTCCATTAAATTTTTTATAGCTAATCTATCGTTCTCTATTTTATTTTGTGCATCAGCAGTTAAAACACCTGTAAAATCTGTTGTATTAGATTGTGCTAATAATAACCAATCTCTTTCTGCTTGTGTATGTGTTCTCCACCATTCAGTAGATTGCCATTCTGCATCAGTTACTGTTCTACCTTCTAATGTTGATTCTGCTAATAATTGCACCATTTCTGCATCATTTAACCATGGTCTTATTTTTGATTCTTTAGCAACAGTATCTACAAAAGAAACCCAAGGACTTTGACTAGGGTCATATATGTTTGGGTCTGCTAATTCTAAAGAATCACCAAATCTTATTGAACTATTCCATTGTGCTGAAGTAGGACTTTTAATACTTTCTTGTATTGCTGGAAATTCTACAGGTCCAAATATGTTTTCTAAATCTTGTAAACTAGAATCATAATATATTGGAGTTCCTGTTCCTGGAATAAAATATACTATATAATAATTTCCATCTACATTCCAAAATTCTGCTCCTTGTGGTATTTGTCCTTTATCTCTACCACTCCAAGTACTAAAACTTGTTGAACCAGCACCAAATGATGTATCTATGGGTTCTCCATCATTATTATTAGCTATTTCACCATCAGGGCCATATAAATTTAAACTACTTATTTCAGTATTTGGTTGAACTAAAGTATCACCTGCTGATTCTTTATCATTATATTCTTCAGAAATAGTTTTTCCAGATGTTTGTATTTGTGTATCAATCATATTTTGTGTAATTACACCAGCAGAACCATCATCAAACCAATAAGCACCATCAAAACTCCCACCTTCTCTTGGTGCTGTGTAATAATCTAATTCAAGTTGTGAGTTTACAAATACAGTATTATTTTCTGCATCTTTTAATATTCTTCTTTCAAAACCTGGGTCAGCTACAAATACATAATTAGCCATATTACCTCTTCAAACTTTCTGATATTGCTCTTAACATACCAGAGTATATCTCAGCAATTTTTTGTTTCTCTTTACTATCATACTCTACTTTTACTGGTTTATCTTTAGCTTTATAGCTAATAGAATCTCTACCAAATAGTTCTCTTTCTCTAGCTGTTCTAGGATTATCAATAAATGCGTTAGCTAAATTATTATACAAATCAGTCCATATCATATTAATTTCGCTATTGTCAACTTTTGGTTCTTTAGTAACGACAGGTAAAGAATAAGGAATAAATGTTTCACTAGGTTCTGGTATTCCTCTGTCTAGGTTTTGTTCTTCTACTTCTATTTCACTTTCTGTACTAAAAAATAAATCTAACTCATTTTCTTTTCTTTCTTCTAAACCAGGAAAGTTTTTAACTGATTTAGATATAGTTTTAGACCACACTTCTCTAATTTTATTTTCATCACCACTACCTATTGCTCTCCACAAATTACCACCACTCATTTTTTCTGGTCTATTCATAGTTGCAAATACTAAACCATCAAACTGTGATTGTGTAAGTTCAACATTAAATGATTTCATTCTGTTGTTTACAATATCTACATACTGTTGTAAATCTTGAATAAGTATTTCTTTTGCTTCTTCTTCTGTAACAGTATCACCAATTTTGATTATGTCATCATCATTTCTAGCAGCATTAGTATGACCATAACCTATTGTTAAAGTACCTATTATTTTATCTCCAGGTTTTAAAACATAATCTGGTCTTGCATCATCATAAGCTGTATCTTTAAATACTTCTTCATCTTGTATTATGACTATTGCTGGAGGTGATACTTCCATCTAACCACCAAGTGCTTTTAAACGCATAATTGATTGTCCTATATTTCCTGCATTTCTTCTTGCTCTACCAGCATCTTCTTGCCTACCTACAACACCAGCAAAATCTCCTGATATTCTTTCTTGTAATCTAGCAACTGCATCTACTTCTTCTGGTATAGGTTCTATGATTTCTTCTGTTTCAACTATTTCTATAGGTCTTTCTGTTAATGGTTCTACTGATGCTCTTCTTGTTTCTTTAACTGTAACTTCAGGTCCTTCAACAGACATTCTTGCAATAGCTTCATCACTATAAAATTCTTTTTGTTCTAATTCTTTTAATACTAATTCGTAGTAGTTTCTTTCTTTTTTTGTAGCTTTTTTTCCTATAGAGTTAAATATTGCATCTACTGTTTGTAGTCTTGTAGCTTTATCACTTTCTCTATATTGGTTTGGTATATAAATCTCTTCACCAGGATTTAATAATTCTAAATCTATTGCTGTGTCATAACCAACACCTGTTGAAAAGTTAGATGCTGTCATAGCTTTTATTAAAGCATTTCTTGTCTCTCTACCTGGTCTCCCATATTCTTGACTGTATGCTTCCATATCAAACCATTGTGTTCTAACTAATCTATCTTGTAATGTTCTTATTTCATTAGGAGACAATTTATCTAACATAACATCTTCATCTCCTGGATAATACCAATTACCCTGTGGATTTAAACCTTGTAGATAAACATTAACATCTTGAAATTTTGGTGTTCCATCTTCGTTTTTTTGTCCTGTATTTATTAATGAGGGATAACCAAAAGGAGAAGTAGATGTGTAATTTACTGCACCACCTAATACAATATCTTGACCTGCTTTGCCTTCATCTTCAATTACTCCTGTTAAATCTAATGGTGGTGTTTCAGACCAACCTAAATTTTTATAGTTTTCTAATTGACTTTTTTCAATAGTTGTTTTTGAAACTGAACCATCATCTTCTAATTTATATACTGTTATCATACTTTCCTCATTATGGCGTATATTGATATTCTACTGTGGATAAGAACTTTGTTCTATATATTCCTGCAAAGTCTGGGTATTCTTCTACAACTTGTGCTCCCCAGTTAAATAAGTAATCACGCATAGCTTGTGCTGATTCTTGTCTTCCTAAATATTCTATTGCTTCGTTTTCTGGTTTTAATACTTCTACACCACTTGTTGTAACTTTTTTCTTTTCATTTTGTATTTTTTCTATCATATACATAAAACCAACATTTTTATCATCACCATATAAAAACTTTTGCAATCCTTTTCCTGATTCAGTAGTAAGTATAAGCTCATCATTAGCTGCTTTCTTTAGTTCTTCAAATACAACATATCTACTTACTGGTTCTGTTTTAGGTAAATCTCTTGCATCTGTACCAAGTGGTACTACTTCTAATAAATTTGCTTTTATTAATGATAATTCAGCTTGTGCATCTTTTTCTGATATTCTGTTTTCTGCTCTAGCTTCTCTAATAGATTTAGATTGATAATTAAACATTATTCTAAAAAATGTTTCTTGTGCTCTTTCTATTTTTTCATCTAATGATAATGTTATTCTTTGTCCTTCATCTACTTGATTATAAAAAGAGTTAACATCTAATAAATCATACTCATAAACATTTGGTGCAAATAATGGAAATGTATATTCATACTCTTTTGCTTTTTCAGGATGTGCATTAAACCATTCAACTTCTTCTTCTGTTGAAGGCAAGCTAGTACCTAATGTTGTTGTGTTTCCTTGCACTAAATATACAGCAGTATATACAGCATCCATATCTTCTGGTGTGCCACCAATTAATGATGCAATTGTTTGATAGGCTAAATACTCTTCTCCTGGTTCTACTTGATTAATAACTTGTCTAAACAATGCAGTTATAACTGTGTTGGTAAAGTAATCATCATCATATTTACCAAACTCGTAATCAGCAGGCATTAAGGCTTCTAATACTTCTATTAGGTTTTCTTTATCTAAAAAGTCTGCTTGTTCTGCAAGTCTATCACTAAGTTGTAATTTATATGCTGCTTCTAATCTAGGAGAAGAAGGAGCTATACCTTTGGCCATACTTTCAAATACATTCATTCTTGAAGCTAAATCTATAACATCTTTTTCAAATAAAACTCTACCTTCATCTGTTCTTGGGTCATAAGGCAAATATCCTTCAAACCATGCTTTAGTCATAATTTTAGAAGAGTTAGCAACATCATTAGCCCAAGCCATGTCATTCAATCCACCTTCTGTTCCTGTATTGTATGCTTGTTGCATATACACAGGAAACTGTCCAATAGTTGCACCTTCTAATCCAGGGTCACCTAGGCCATAAGGAAATATTGTATCTTCAATTTTTTGTGTCCATTGTGAGTCTGGCATAAATCGTTTCATAAATTTGTAAGAATATTTTGCAATTGGACCTAAACCTGGTATTGGTGATTGAGTAAACAAGTTAGCACCTTGTACAGGTGATGACAGTCTTAATTGAACATCTTCTTCAAAACCTGTCAAATCTCTATCTTCTATTCCATATACATACTCTGTTAAGTCAGTAGGAGCAGTAACATAAAACTTTTCTCCTGATACAGGGTCTGTATAAAAGAAACCATTGTTAGTACCTCTGTCTGTTGCTAGTTGTATTTTTCTAAGTCCTGCTGGATTTTTTGTTAACAATCTTGGATAGTTTAATATAATTTCTTTCCAAGGTTCTAAGAAAGGAAATACTAATCGTAATGCTTCAGCAACATATCCTTTTTGGTTTAAGTTATATAACAATCTATTGTGCATTTCTAATGAATACATTTTTGCAGAATCATTAATTTCATCTATAGATAATCTCATATTTTCTGGTATTTTTTTAATTGCTTTTTCTATAGAACCATGTTTTTTTATAGCTGCATTTTTACCAGCAATATACAGTTGAGCAACTTCTTCAGGAACTTTTGATTGTTTTATCAAATCATCAAAATGTTTTACAGATTTTAAATCTCCAAATGGTAATTGTGATGCAACATTTTGCCAATAGTATTGAGTGAATGTTGGTATTCTTTGTAGTTCTGCATCAGGCAACTCTCCAAGGGTGTACCATAAATACTGAGAAACTTTATTAAAACCTTCAAATGTTTTACTTTTTATTTGTGGATTAGTTATCCAATCAGGTGCTGATAAAACATCTGGTGCTATATCGTATTTATCAGATAAAAATTGTCTTATTAAATTTTGGTTAGCTGGTGTCCATCTGTCAAAATCATTAAATGTAATAACCTTTCCTTGGTAATTTAATTGTCTATTTGCTATTAAAGCAAGTAATTCTTCATCACCTTTTGTTAAGTCCATAATCCATTGAACATAATCATCTACATATTTTTCTGCATCATCAAGTTTTACATAAGGATTCATTGGGTTACCATCAAAATCATATCTTGTATCATTCAATTGATTTCTAATTTTTGCAAGTGACCCATTCCAAAAACTTTGTTTTGTTTTTACTAAATCAGAACCATCTAATAACTCTTTAGCTATTGATTGAGCTAAATCGCTTTCCATTGGCCATCTTAAATTAAGTTGCCATGATGAAACATAATTTTCTTTTTTAGTTCCACCCTTTATAACTCTTTTCCAACTTTGTTGTGCAAATTGTTTTTGTGCTTGTTTACCAAATACATTTGTAGGCCTATCAGCAACTATACCTCTAACTATTTCATCATAAGCTCTTTTACTAGGTCTAATACCTTTTCTAAAATCTTGACCTAATATATCATTGTAATAATTAGAAAAAGCCCAAGTAGAAATAGGATTTTCTATCCAGTTATCTAATCCATCTAATCCCATTCTAAATTGACCTTCACCAAATAGTCTAAGTGGCCATGCAATTCTTGTAATTAATTGAGCTCCTGTCCATAATTTTTGAGCTGGCCACAATACATCATCAATAAAGTTTCTTGATGTTTCAGGTACAAAACTTACCAACATATCTACTTTTGGAACTACATTTTTTAATAAACTTTCTACAGGTAATTTTATTCTTGATGTTTCAGGCAAATCATCTATGTAATTTTTTGCAAGATTTACTAACTTAGTTTTACCAACATCAATGTTTGTGTATTTTTCAACTGTTGATAATGCTCTTCTTATATCTAATGGTTTTCCTAATGACCATAATTCATCAAAGTGTTGTCCAATATCAAATGGAGTAGGCATATCTATTGGCTTGCCATCTGGTCCAGGAATACTTCTCATACCTTTAAAAACTTTTTCTATTGGTTGTAAACCTCCACCTTCTGTTTTTTCTAAACTTGCCCAATAAGAACGAACATCATACTTATTAGTTCCTGATATTTTTATTTTTCCTTGTAACTCATTAAAGTAGTCATCTATTTTAGATATTGTTTTACTAGAAAAACCTTCTGACTTCATTAATATTTTTACTTGTTCTGGTAATTTTTCAAATAATATTCTTGACATTTCTGGTCTATTACCTTTTACAGATTTCTCTGCAAACTCTATAGATAATTGATTAGCAATATTTTTTGGTATTTTAAATTCTACTAACCATTGGTTAAATACTTTTACAGAATCTGTTGCATTATCATAAGCAGCTCCTGAATCAGGTGTCCATTCACCAAACTTAGAGTAAGGAGCTTTATCTCCTTTTCTTGCAGTCATTAACGCATCTACTAAATTTTTGTTGTAACCTAAACTATTCTTTGACCTTATAAGTGCAGGTATTCCAAGTCCTTGATTTTGTATTACAAAACCTTGCATAAGATTTTTTACTTCATCTATATTTTTAGTTTTTACTAAATTAAGTGCTAGCTCTGGGTCTTTAACTGCATCAAATATTTTTTTAAAATCATTTGATTCTGCAAACGCTGTTAGAAATCCTTCTGATTTAGGACTATTTAAAAAGTTATCAACAATACTAGGTATCTTTTCAAACTCTCCTGCTCTGTATGCTTTTTGTATTTTACCTTGTGTACTGTTAGCAAACTTTATACCTTTTGATATTTTAGAACCAACTAAAAATGGGTCAGTTACTAAAACTTTATAAAAATCAAAAGTTCCTGAAACTCCATTAAATAACAAAGTGTTTTGTTCTATGCCTGCAAGTTCTGCAATATACCTACCAGCAGTTATGTTTTGACCTCTATATTTATAGGCTTCTTGTTCTTCTAATGCTTCAGCGACTATTCTTCCTTGTGGAAAATATCCTTCACCAAAACTTTTCCATACTGCACCAGGGTCTTGACCTTCTCTTATTTTTTGTGCTGCTATACCTGCAGTAGATGCTCCTGCATTTTTGTAGTTGTCTGCAAATGTTTTACCAATAACTTTTTTTAAACCTGTAGGACCTTTACCTGTTAAAGCAGATAGTGTTAAAGCAACACCAGCAAGTTGACCAATTTTTTCTGTTTTATTAGCTTCATCTCTTGCAGCAGCAACATCTCCTATTGTAACATCTGGGTCACCTGCTAATCCTCTAGCAGATAAATCTTCTGCTTTTTGTCTTTGTATTTGACCTAATCCTAAAAAAGGTTCTTCTATAGTTTCTTCTGCTGTTTTTACAAAAGCTCTTACAGGTTTACCTACAGTTGAATTTGCTAAAGCTCCACCAATTAATGCTATTGTTCTAAATAATCCTTTAAGTGTTCCATATACAGGTTCACTTTGATATGTTGATTTATTCCAAAATTTCATACCTTCAGGTAATTTAAACTGTTCGCCTACTGCGTTAAATACTTTT